ATTATCGTTTCACAATCAACCATTAGACTTATACTATTATATAGATCAAAATCATTAAAACTTCTCCTACTAGTTCTTTCTTGTTCTAAGTAAGTGTATTCCCATGTCAATAACATTTCTGGATACTCGAATTCACTATCCAACTTGAGTCTATCTTTTCCACTCCTATTAACAGTTTTGACACCATATGTGTATGGATGAACAATATTAAAATATTTGGATAATGTGTTTTCTTCACTTCCTAACCACTTCTGAGCTGCTGTTAATATATCATTATTATAACTTGCTAGCCCGATTTCACCAACTTTAACACTTAAATGTTCTTTATTAACTATATTCTCTAATTTTCTAATAATTTTATAACCCATTTCAGTTCTTATTGCCATTGTTGAGCAAAAATCAAAGTCAATAATACCACCTACTTTTACAAATTTTGATATTTGACCTAATCCATAAAACATTCCTGGTTCTTTATTCCACATTGCTTCTGTTAAGAATAACTTTGATATAGCTTCTGTGAATATAGTTACGTTGACTAAACTCATGAATACTGTTGTATCATCGCCTTTAACCCATATTTCTACCTCATAATCTAGTTTTGCTATGTATGAAGCATAACGTACATACAGTGACATTCTGATTGTATTCATTAGTGTTGTATCCATTGATCCGCTAAAAACTTGCCCATATAGCTCTACACTACCATATTCTTTTACTTTACCTTCCTCTACACAAGTAGGTACTACTTTTCTGTGTTCCGCAGTAGCTACCTTAATGAATAATTCTTGATCAACATGATGTATTTTATCCATTATGTATTTGTAAATTTGATGATCTACTACTCTCTTGATGTATATATGTTGTGTCATATCAAAGGATTTCCCATCTAATTGTACTGTAGCATTTAGTCCTATCTCTTCTAATCTGTCCAATTCTTGTTCCATGGCTTCCCAGTTTTCAGGTACTTTGTAGCCTTTGAATTGTTTCTTGAAGTGTTGTTCTAATGCGTGACATACTGGTCCCATAATAAACTTATAACCTGCTCCAGGTGAACATATACATCTTGTTTTGGCAGTTTCTCCTGTTTGTTTTTCCGATTTAACAAAATTAGTGTAGGTATTATATTCGACTAGTGATTCAAGTGTTGGTACTTTAACTGTTCTCTCTGGTTTAACTTCTGCATTGTTTGATTCCCAAGTGCTGAGATGCTTTCTTTGTATTCCAGATAAATCGTAGTATTCGGCTACTTCGTTTTGTTTCTTAGCATTAAGATGATTGAACCAAGCTTTGTGGCAGTATTCGAAGTTCTCAAGCATAGGTTTAATTTCTTTTTCCATAATTTCGTTATTAAACCATTGAGTAAATCCTTTAAGATGATCTGGGTGTGGTGAAGGCATTTGCATACACATTCTCATTACTGCTGATATATTATTTTTCCAACAAGCATGATAAATTTTTGGATTTTCTAAGTTATCAAATTGTTTAAGTTCGTACATATTTTTATATCTCGTAAGCCCTTGTTCGCATGTACATGGTGTATCTAAATAATCTAAGAAATCACTTTTCATTTTGTTGTTGTTCATGTCCTTGAGTTTAAATGCTTTGCTTTCCATAACTGTTTTGCACATTCTCTCCGTGGGTATCTTGCCACAACAAGTACTTTGAATTGCATTTAATTCACTTGCATTTGCATATTTAACTGATAAACCTATTACTGCTATGCATAATAACATTTGCATTAATCTACTTTTTAAAATCCATTTGACTAGCCTACAATACATTTCTAATATGTAAAATAAAGCCCAAATTAAATATGTTGATAACACGAAACATGATACAATGACTACTGATTCTAATAGATAATAACCGGGTGTAGCGTCTGGTTTCCACTTACTATTTTCAAAATCGTAAACTAAAGCTATTCTAAATGCAGTTACTACTGAATAACCTCCTATCAATGATGGATAATGTGGTAATAAGTTGTTGATTAAATCCCATTGTAAAAAGTTGAATAATCCTGCTAAAAATGTAGAAAGTAGTAATAAACTAAAATAAGCAACTGTTATTACTACTACTAATGTCATTTCATTTACTTTCTTGCCAATTAATTGTTCAAAATCTTCCATGGTTTTGATTCTCTCATAAACTAGTAGTTTTGTTAATACGTTACATGTTGGGTTCTTAAAACAACTCTCAAATTTTTCAATACACATGTAATTGTTTCTAGCTGTTTCTGCTTCTTCCAAGGGTTTACCTATGTACTTATCTGGGTGGTATCTAGCTCTTAATTTTGTAAAAAAATTTGCATTTTTGATACTATTATAATCCTTTAATGAGTTTTCAGTTTCTGATAAATAAGAAGGTGACATATTTGTCTCAATACCATAAATTTTTAGTGTTGGGCATTGAAATACTATATCGTCATTTACTCTATTTTGTGCGTTAACATAGCCTACTATTGATATTAGTATAAGTACTAATACTACAAAGAAAGGTTTTCCATAATTGTATTGCGTCCTATCAACTATTCTAACTGTTGCTGTATTAAATATGAATAATAATAAAGCTAGTATTATTAAAAACCAGGGATTTATTGTTAAAACTAAGTAAGTCCATCCCATTAATACTGTAAGTAAAAAATTTGTTATAACTCCTTCAACTCCATAAGTCTGACATTCGTAAATCATGTAGATAATAAAAATTAATAACATTGCGATGTATTTAGAAGGGTATTTGTCTTCATAACAGAGTAAATCGTAATTCTTCTTTGTGAATATCTTACCCATACTTACTTTGTGATCATATAATCTACCCATGCATACACAAGTTAATTCTTTTGCTAAGTCAAAATCAAAATTATTATCACTGCATTCTAAAGTTGCTGTATGTTCTGCTAGTTTCATG